TTTTTTGTTTTCTGTTTAATGTTTTCATATGCTTACTATGACACATCAAAAAATAAATACAAGTCTTTTTTTAATTAAAGTATATTTATTTTATATATAATATTTGTATACTTTAACTATTGTTTTTTTAAATTAATCATGTTATTAAATATTTCCTCTAACATTTTACAAAATCAATGTCAATAGTTTAAAAAATTTAATTTAACTAAACTACTGTACAGATATACAGCATCTTAAATGCTCTGTGTTGCGTTTTGTGTGAGTGGTCAAGGGCTTACTATCAGATTAAAAAGAAGGCGTTAGAAGGCTTCTCTGTGCGTTGTGGTATGTGTGAAGTTTTCCAAGTGATAGAGATTTAAAAGCGTTTAAAGTGGTAGAGCGTTTAAACGTTGTAAATTATTTACATTTTAACAGACAAAAAAAACCCCCAATTAAGGGGGCAAAACTTAGGGGGTTAGTTTTATTAGGGGTTAAGGGTTATTTCTAAAATGATTGCTCTCAGCTTGTTCAAAGTTTTGTTTTAAAGAATTGTAAAGCCACCATTCAGATTCTTCTTTTAAATATTTTTTAGTTAATATATTAGTTCGACCAGTAAAGCCTTGTTTTATTTTCTTTTTAATATTTTCTAGCACTTGTTCCACTGCTTCACCATCTGAAATAGATATTTCATCTCTAAATTTATTAAATTCATTAGTATATAGATACCAAATTAATTCTGATTTAGAAATATTAACATCTGAAAATTCAAAGTTTTTTATTTTAGCCATTTTATTCACTCCTTGTAAATGTTATTTTTATACCACGAAAGCCCCACAGTTGCGGGGCTGTTTAAACGTGGTAAGTTATGCAATCGTCAGCGTATCGTTACCGCAACCATTACATGTGGCGTTGGTCATTCTATCAATCATGGTCTGAGATGCTCTCCAACCAAACCCACAGCTTGAACATTCAACCTTAATATTTCTTGTCCCTTGCTTCTTCTTGTTGGCTGTTGACACTTCCGCGTGTGGATATTCTCCCAGTTCTTGTACAATCTTTTCAAGCTTTGCTGTCAACTCTTTCCCCGCGTGGGTGCTTGTCATCTTGCCTTCAAGTCCAACATCAACCGCGATAGTTCTAAATAATCCCTTATGACCATTTATACAATCATCAATAGCGTGAATTAATTCATGGGTCAAGACATCAAGAACCCTAATACTATCATCTTGTGTTGGTGATATATAAACTTCATTTACCCCCGCTTTAGAACTTGCCCTGTTGTGACATGTTCCAATTGCTTGATGCTTTGCTCCAGTTCTCCCACCACTTGCGGGGAAGCCACAAGATACTTTTACATCTTGCGGGACTTCATAACCGCATTGTTTAAACACCCCATCATTTAATTTTGATGTTGCCATGATTAACCAATTTTCTCTAGTCACTTTGTTTTCAATTTGTAATGTTTCCATTTTTATTATCTCCGTTTAAATTAATATGATTAACAACTTTCTAGCTGTTCAATTTCGCCAAATCTATTAAGGTCAATTAAATACTTAACCGCTTCTCTCCAATTCTTGAAAGGCTCATCAGTTTTATAGTTATGATTGTCGACTATACCTTCAAAGCCCCCATCATATGCCATGACAATATTATCATCATCTTGTAAAGCACCGCCCCAACATTGGACGGACTGCCCTTTATATTCAATTGTTATGTATTCCATCTTTTCTCCATGCCCCCAACAAGGGCTGTTAATTAATATAAGAGATATTAAATCACGTATAGAGTTTAAACACAACCCCATAACAGGTGAAAAAACACATTATTTTTATACTGTATAAACATACAGTGAAATTGAGTTCAGTTAAAAGAGGGGCTAAGACTAGGGAAGCTTTAAAAGTTTAACAGAGGGGCTTAGAATGAGTTTGAGAGGGTTTTTATAACAGGCACACTTTTAATGTTCTTGATAACTCCATAAACTAGATAAACTTCATAAAGGGCGTATGAAATCTTTTAAAGTGTGTACAGTTTTTATATATAAATTCCGCATACGATAAAACTATACAAGTCTTTTAAAGTGTGATAGGTTTTCTAAGTTGTTGATTTCCCTTGACAAACTTGTGAAGTTTTGCTAGTGGGGGGAGGCAGGATGCACAGGGGGGGTGGGGTGGTATATATATAAATCACATACATTTCTACCCAAAAACCATATAAACCAGTTAGCCGCATACTTCCAAAACTTCATAAGCTTTTGGACATAAAAAAACCCCTAGTTTTAGTAGAGGTTTGTGTCGGTTTGTTATGTGTTGAACCGGGGGACGTTTACAACTTTATTATACACATCCTTTTGCAATTTGTCAAGGCATTTTTAAAATACTTTAAAAACTTTACAAAGTACTTGACAAACGAATAAATAGTACATATAATAGTAGCATGAGTTATCTACCAGAAAAGAAAAGAAATCTTACCGAGAAACAAGAAGCATTCTTGAATAACCTTGTTGAGACTGGTGGGGACTTCAAAAAGTCAGCGGAACTTGCAGGATATTCAGGCAATCACTATCAAATCTTAAAATCACTTAAACATGAAGTAGTAGATTTAGCCTCAGACGTACTTGCAAGGGAAGCCCCTACTGCAGCATTCAAGCTTATACAGATTATGAAGTCTGATAAGCCTGTCCCCCAAGCTAACAATAAGTTACAAGCTGCACAAACGATACTAGATAGGGCTGGTGTTGTTAAGACCGATAAGCTAGATGTCAACCATAGTGTTAGTGGTGGTATCTTTATACTACCAGAGAAGCATACAATAGACATTGAAGCAGAGGACGCAACCTATGAAGCTGTGGATAACTGAGTTTATAGATACAATAGATGGTTCTTCTATAGGACCTTATATTAAAGCAGACACAGTAGCACAGGCGAATAGAATAGCAATACAATATGGTTTGTTAGTGTTAGGAGAAATCCAAGAACTACAACACGATGAACCAATACAAAAGAGGATGATACACTAATGAGCATTGAATATAGAGGAGAAAGATTTTCAGGTTATAACAAACCTAAACGTACTCCAAAACACCCAACTAAATCACACGTAGTACTTGCAAAAGAAGGAACTACTATTAAAATGATTAGGTTTGGTGAACAAGGTGCATCTACTGCAGGAAAACCCAAAGCAGGTGAATCAGCCAAAATGAAAGCAAAGAGAAAGTCTTTTAAAGCAAGACACGGTAAAAACATTAAGAAAGGCAAACTGTCAGCAGCTTATTGGGCTGATAAGGTTAAGTGGTAAATGGGTAAGCAAATAGGCAACGACTCCGAAGGAGGTGCTCCGGTTTTTAGAAAGAGCATCTATGGTAAAAGCGATGGCGGTAAAGGGTCAAGACCTAGAATAAATACTCATTCTAAACAATATGCCGATAACTGGGATGCCATATTTGGAGAAAAAAAGAATGCCAAAAAAACCAAAAAGTAAGTCAACCGTGAACAAAGCTGGTAACTATACCAAGCCTACTATGCGTAAGAGACTTTTCGAGAAGATTAAAGCCGGTAGCAAAGGCGGTAAACCCGGTCAATGGTCTGCTCGAAAAGCCCAGCTCCTTGCTAAACAATATAGAGCCAAGGGGGGAGGCTATAAATAATATGAAAAGGATAAAAGAATTTATGATAGATATGATGGACAAATTAAATAAAGTATACGCAAAACTATTTAAAAAATGTTTAACAACTAAAGAAGCTAAAGCTAAAGCAAAACCAAGAAAAAAATATGTCAGTAAGAAAAAAAGCACAACAAAGTCTAGTTAAATGGGGTAAGCAGAAGTGGAGAACTGCCAGTGGTAAGAAGTCTTCCAAAACTAATGAAGTTTACGCACCTGCTAAAACAATAGCAAAGCTTAAATCAACCGCAGCAGGTAGAAAGAAACTTGCAGCAGCTAACGCTAAGAAAAAAGCAGCTACCAAAAAAGGTAAGCAACATGCTAAACACGGATTGCACAAAGGCAAAAAAAGATAATGAAAGAAGGCTATATTAAAAGAGCTACATCAACTATTCCTTTTGGATATGAGTTAGATGATGAGACTAGTTCTTTTTTAAAACCTATAGAAGACGAGTTAGAAGCTTTGCAGGTTGCAGAAAACATGGTAGTCAATGAAGAAATATCATTACAGGCTGCATGTGATTGGTTAGAATACAAGACGGACAGACGCATGTCTGCTCCGGGACTTAAAAAACATATAGATAAAAAGTATGGATTACGAAGCGAAAGATTGGGAATTACATCCACATCTTTACTTGCAAGATAGCGAAGGCAATTTTGTAACTAAAAAAGATGGAACGCCTCGTAAAAAGGGTGGTCGTCCTAAAGGCGATGCTGAATCTCAAGCTCGTAAAACTATTTCGCGTAAACAAAAGAATATTCAAAAGCTAGAGCAAAAGCTCAACAACGCTAAGAAGTCATTCAAAAAACAAAAAACAACTCTTGAAAAGCTTGACAATACTAAAGAAGGTATTGTTACGGATGAAGACTTAAGTAAACTTCCTAAAGCTGTTCAAGAAAAACTTGACAACCATCACGTATTTTTTCATGCTAATGAAGGTCCACAGACAGATTTTCTTGCTGCAGGTGAGAAGGATGTGTTATACGGTGGAGCTGCTGGTGGTGGTAAATCATATGCCATGATTGTTGACCCTCTAAGGTATGCTCATAAAAAAGCACATAGAGCTTTAATACTTAGAAGGTCTATGCCAGAACTTAGAGAGATGATTGACAAGTCTCGTGAACTATATCCACAAGCATTTCCCGGTGCTAAGTTCAGAGAAGTAGAAAAGCTTTGGAACTTTCCAAGCGGTGCAAAGGTAGAGTTTGGTTTCCTTGAAAGAGATGCAGACGTATACAGATATCAAGGACAAGCATATAGTTGGATAGGGTTTGATGAGATAACCCATCTACCTACAGAGTTTAGTTGGAACTATCTTGCTTCGCGTCTTAGAACTACTGACCCAGAAATACAAACATATCTAAGATGTACTGCTAACCCCGGTGGTGTTGGTTCGCATTGGGTAAAGAAAAGATACATAGAACCTAACGAACATAACAAAAGTTTTTTAGGAGGAGATGGTTTAACTCGTAAGTTTATTCCTGCTAAGTTAGCTGATAACCCATATCTGTCAGAGGATGGAGTATATGAGCAAATGCTTAAATCATTGCCACCTACTCAAAGACAACAACTCTTAGAAGGTAACTGGGATGTTGCTGAAGGAGCTGCCTTCACTGAATTTGAACCTTTAAAGCATGTTATTGCACCTTTTGCCTTACCTGTACACTGGGAAAGAGTTAAAGCAGTTGACTATGGATATGCTGCAGAATCTTGTTGTTTATGGGGTATTATGGATATAAATGACAATACTTTGATAATTTATAGAGAATTATATAAAAAAGGCTTGACAGGTGAGGAATTAGGTGCTATAATAACTGATATGGAGTCCGAAGACCCTTTCTCAGTGAGCGGGGTTCTCGATACTGCTGCATGGGCTAGAACAGGAACTACTGGTCCTACTGTAGGAGAAAGTTTAGTTAAGGCTGGTCATAAGTTAAGACGAGCTGATAAAAACAGAATACAGGGTAAAATACAAATACACGAGTATTTAAAGATTAGAGAGAATGGTAGACCTAAGTTACAGATATTTAATACATGTCCTAACTTAATTAGAGAATTACAATCTATACCATTGTCTAAAACAAACCCAGAAGATGTAGATACACATGCTTCTGACCACGCATATGACGCGTTAAGATATATGATAATGAGCAGACCTAGAATGGAAAGCCCATTAGAAAGAATTAGAGGTTTAAAGAGAGAAATGTATAGACCTGTAGATTCAACATTTGGTTACTAAGATATGGCAGACAACGAGAATACATTTTTAAACGCTGATAGTATCTATGAAGAGGTGGAAGGTGAATCTGGAGTTAAATTAACTTTAGAAGAAGACCAACAAAGAAACCTTATTGGTATTATCAAAGGAAGGTTTGCTCAAGCTGAAGAAGCTAGGCATACTGATGAAACTCGTTGGTTAAAAGCTTATGAAAATTATAGAGGACTATACTCTAAAAATGTTAGGTTTAGAGAATCAGAAAAGTCTAGAGTCTTTGTAAAAGTCACTAAGACCAAAGTACTTGCTGCATTTGGACAGCTTGTAGATGTTATATTTGGTACAGGTAAATTTCCGATAGGAATTGCCGAAACTAAAATAGCAGAAGGCGAAACAAACTTTGCACACTTAGATACTTCTAATCCTACACCCGGCTTAGAAACCACTACAGGCGAAACCGAAATAGACGGTAACGATGTTGATTATGTAAGTCCTTATGATATTGGATACGAAGGAGACGGTAAAACTTTAAAACCCGGAGCTACTTACTATAACGGAATCTTTGAAGATAGTATTGAAGACCAAGCTCAACAAGCTGGTATTCTCAAAGATGGTACTAGTCCTGACCCACAAAAGATTGAAGTTTCTCCTGCACAAAGAGCTGCTAGGAGAATGGAAAAACTTATTCATGACCAGATTGAAGAATCAAACGGTAATTCAGAATTAAGAAATGCTCTTTTAGAATCTGCTTTGTTAGGCACAGGGATTGTAAAAGGACCATTTAACTTTAACAAAAAACTTCATAAGTGGGATACAGATGATGAAGGGAATAGAAATTATAACCCTTTAGAAGTTAGAGTACCTAGAATTGAGTTCGTTAGTTGTTGGGATTTTTATCCTGACCCTTCTGCTACTAACATGGAAGAATGTGAGTATATTATTCATAGACATAAAATGAATAGAAGTCAATTAAGGCAACTACGTAACATGCCTTACTTTGATGATGACGCAATACGTAGTGCAATTCAAATGGGTGCTAATTACGTAGAAAAAGATTTTGAAAGCCAGTTGAAAGACGATGCTAGAAGTGACGAAGATATTAATGGTAACTTTGAAATTTTAGAATACTGGGGAATAATGGATGCAGAGTACGCCAGAGAAGTAGGAATTGACTTACCCGACACTGTTGATGACCTAGACGAAGTACAAGTAAACATATGGACATGTGGACATTACTTACTAAGAGCTGTACTTAATCCGTTTACTCCATATAGAATACCATATAACGCTTTCCCGTACGAAAGAAATCCATATAACTTCTTTGGTATTGGTGTAGCAGAGAATATGGATGACTCTCAACAAATTATGAATGGTCATGCAAGAATGGCTATAGATAACTTGGCAATGTCAGGTTCTCTAGTGTTTGATGTAGATGAGTCTGCCCTAGTAGGTGGACAGTCAATGGAAATATATCCCGGAAAAATCTTCCGTAGACAAGCTGGAATGCCGGGACAAGCTATTCACGGACTAAAGTTTCCTAATACATCACAAGAAAATTTAATGATGTTTGATAAGTTCAGACAACTTGCAGATGAACAAACAGGTATACCTAGTTACTCTCACGGACAGACAGGTGTACAGAGTATGACAAGGACTGCTTCAGGCATGTCTATGTTACTTGGAGCATCTAGTTTAAACATTAAAACAGTTATCAAAAACCTTGATGACTTTTTATTAAAGCCACTAGGGGAGTCTTACTTCCAGTGGAACATGCAATTCCTAGAAGATGAGTTGGATGTTAAAGGTGATTTAGAAGTTAAGGCTACTGGAACAAATAGCTTGATGCAGAAAGAAGTTAGAAGTCAAAGACTTACTATGTTCTTACAAACTGCACAAAGTCCTGCTATTGCTCCGTTTGTTAAGATTTCTAAACTCGTTAGTGAACTTGCCTACAGCTTAGACTTAGACCCTGATGAAATACTCAATGACCCTGAAGAAGCTGCAATAATGGCACAAATAATAGGAATGCAAAATGCTGGACAAAATAATGGCGAAGAAGCTCAACCCGATAGTCAACAGTCCTCACTGGGCGGACTTCAAGGAGCACCTGAACAACCTCAAGAGCTTGGAGCTACAGGCACTGGTGGTGGCAACATCGGAACAGGAAATGTACCGGCTGCAGGGGAAGCTGAATTTTCTGGGCAGACTGGAGCAGCTGGACCAGCAGGTTAAAGAAGCAATATTAAGGAAGGAAGAAACATAATGTTATTACAAGACGATAAAAAAAGAATGGGTTACGAAGATGGTGAAGGTGTTGACCTTAGAGCAGCACAGCAAGAACATTTTAAAGAAGCATTTGGATTAACTCCAAAAGAAATAGCAGTTTTAGATAATCCTAAAAATAAAGAATACCGAAAAATAATTAGGAAGATGGAACAACAAACAGATATAGATGCTTTACAAATGGAATTAGAGAAATATAGAAGTGCTAAACCTGAAGATAGAGAATCTAAAATGTATGGTGGCTCTATGAATAAATATAATGAAGGTGGTTCTCTTTTAGCTGACGATATGAAAATGCAAAAAGAAACTCCCGATATGAAATCAGATGATGATATGGAAGAAGATTACGTAGAATATGTAATGAATGAATTATTATCTGAAGAAGAACAAGAATTTTTAAATAAAGAATTAGAAGGCAACGACAAACTCAGTGTCATATTTGACAAAGTAGTTGGCGGTGCTTCAGAATTTTCTGGTTCTGGTCCTATTGAAGGACCGGGAACAGGAGTCTCTGACGATATACCTGCAAGGTTATCAGATGGGGAATTTGTCTTTACTGCAAAAGCTGTAGAAGAAATCGGAGAAGATGCATTAACATCTATGATGAAAGAAGCTGAAGCTGCAGCAGATAATAGACAAGGATTTGCTTTTGGAGGAATCTACGAAAAGGACGAAGAAGAATTACTAGATAGTAATGATATTTCTGCTGATATGCGTAGAGTTAATCCAAGATTAAATTCAAACATACGATAAGGCTACCCTGAGATATCAGGCACTTTATCATTTAAAAACCGAAAGGCTACCTTTACAAGACAAGCCCTGCTAGTGCACAAAGCAGCTACCTTGCTAACGAAGCCCTGATTAGGAGAAGAAGATGACTAATACAGTCCAAAAAGAGGAAACGCCAAATCCTTATAACCAAAAAAAAGATTGGCACGTAAAAGATGAAAGACCTTTTGTATCATCAAATAGTATGTTTTTTGAAGAGCCTTCTGAAAAGAATAAGCTTTTTAAAAGTAACGACATAACTGAAGTGGAAGCTGAAGGAAGTGTTAATACTGAAGAATTGGAATCTAAAAAGGATACTCCTTATAAGAAACCAGATTATAAAAAACGATATGATGATTTAAAAAGACATTATGATAGTAAACTTAATGAGTTTAAATCTAGAGAACAAGAGTTAATTGAAGAGGCTACTAGTAATAGAACCGAATACAAAGCTCCTAAATCTCCAGAAGAACTAGAACAATTTAAGAATGAATATCCTGATGTGTACGAAGTTGTAGAAACTGTTGCTCATATGCAATCTGAGACTAAAGCAAAAGTTCTAGAAGAACGCCTTAGCAAACTCCAAGAACGCGAGAATCAACTAATACGACAAAGTGCAGAGAAAAGGTTATTAGAAAGACACCCTGATTTTGAAGATATCAGAAACAGCGATGACTTTCATGGTTGGGCAAAAGAACAGCATTCATCTATCCAAGCATGGGTATATGAAAATGCTGACGATGCTGACCTAGCTTCACGTGCTCTTGATTTGTTTAAAAAAGATTTCGGTGTAGAACCTACGAAGATAAAGTCATCTTCAAAAAAACCGACTAGAAAATCTGCTGCAGATATGGTCTCCACTAAAACAACTAGTGTAGAACCTGCTCAACAGAAAGTCTGGTCATTAAGGGAGATAGAAGCCATGTCTGTACAAGAATTTGATAAATACGAAACGGAAATATCAGATGCTATGCAGGAAGGCAGAATCTCAGATTAAACTATAATTAACTACAAGGAGAAGTATCATGGCTCAATTTTTTGAACCCGGAACAGATACAAACGCTAACTTTGCAAACTCCGTAGCAGGACAAACTAATAGTTTCTTTTTACCTTCGGTTTACTCTAAAAAGGTTTTAAACTTTTTCAGAAAAGCCTCGGTTGTAGAAGCTATCACCAACACAGATTACGCTGGTGAAATTTCCTCTTTCGGAGACTCTGTAAAGATTATAAAAGAACCTGTCATTTCAGTATCAGACTACACACGTGGTTCTGACACTACTGACACAAAACTAACTGACCAAGAAATATCTTTGGTTGTTGATAGTGCTAAAGCTTTTAAATTCATCGTAGATGATATTGAAAGTAATATGTCACATGTCAACTTCAAAGAAGTTGCTTCAAGCTCTGCAGCTTATGCTCTTAAAGACGCATACGATGCAGCTGTTCTAGAAAAAATGTTTGCTGGATGTTCAGCTGCATCACCTAATCACATTTTAGGTGCTGACAGTGCTACTGATTTAGGAGTAGGAGTCTTTGACGGCTCTGGTGCTGCTGATATCGGACCATCTGGTGAAACTGACCCTCTAGACCTTATGGCTAGAATGGCAAGACTATTAGACGAACAAAACGTACCTGAAGAAGGTCGTTGGTTTGTTGCAAGTCCTGACTTCTACGAAGTTCTAGGTCAATCATCTTCTAAATTATTGTCTGTAGACTTCAACGCAGGTCAAGGCTCAATTAGAAATGGTTTAGTTTCAAGTGGAAAACTACGTGGATTTGATATGTACAAGTCAAACAACATTGCTGCAACATCTAATGCTGCTGGTAAATGTATGGCTGGTCATATGTCATCTACTGCAACTGCTAATACTATTCTCTCAACAGAAGTGTTAAGAGACCCAACATCGTTTGGTGACATAGTAAGAGGCTTACATGTCTATGGTGCGAAAGTACTTAGAGATGAAGCTTTAGTAAGTGCATTCTACGGTATTGATTAATACCAACTCGGAGGGGTCTTAACGGACCTCTCCACTTTTTAAGGAGATAAAATGAAAGGCGTAAAACATTATAAAAGAGATGGAACTGAACACAAAGGTGGTTCACATAAAATGCCTAACGGAGATTTACATTCTGGCAAAACACACGGTAAGACCAGTGTAAAACTTTTTCATTTTAAAGATTTGAGTAAGAAAGCAAAATTAAAAGCTAAAGGTAAGAAGTAATGGCTACAACATATTTAGATTTAAGTAATGAAGTATTAAGAGAACTTAATGAAGTTGTAATGACTTCTGGTACTTTTGCAAGTTCTACAGGTATACAAGCCTTTGTAAAAGACGCTATTAATAAATCTATATTTGATATAGCTAACGAAGAACCACAACTACCTTTTCTTTCAGCAGGAGTTAGTGGAAGCACAGACCCTTATTATGGGAATGTAACTGTTGCATCGGTAGCAGGAACTAGATGGTATACTCTAAAAGCAGATAGCTCTAGTATAACAACTGATTACGCATCAGTAGATTGGGATGATTTTTATTTAACAACAATTAACGTAAGTGGAGAAACAGCTCCTTACGTTTCTAAAGGTTTAAACTTTTTAACTTTAGATGAATGGAAAAGATATTATAGAGATAGTGAAAACTCAGATGATGCAGAAGGTTCAGATGCTTCGCACGGAGAACCTACTTATATTATTAAAAGTCCAGACCATAGAAAATTTGGATTAAGTCCAATACCTGACAAAGTGTATAACGTACATTTTTATGCTTTTTCAAAACCTACATCTTTATCAGCTTACAATGATTCTATTGCTATGCCAGAACAATATAGTAATGTCATAACAGCACGTACAAGATATTACGTGCACCAATTTAAAGAAAATATTCAACAAGCAGCTTTTGCACTTGAAGAATATAAAAAGAATATGAAGACGATGAAATCTAATTTGATTAATCCGACTCCTAAATATATGTCAGACGACAGGACTTATTTCTAGATGGCAGGTTCACAACCATTTTCAGTGCCTTTAGGTGGTGGATTAAATAAATCTACCAACTCTTTGAACCTGTTACAAACTCCCGGAGTAGCTACTAAGTTAAGAAACTTTGAAGTATCTACAGAAGGAGGATATCGTAGAATAAATGGTTTTAGTTTGTTTGGCGATACATTACCTAACTCTACTAACGATGTTGAAGGTTTAGTAGTTTATGCAGATGGTGTATTAGCAGTTGTTGGAAACGATATATTTTTTAGTCAAGATGGAGAGGATGCTTGGTTACAATTAAATAAAGCAAGTGTTGCAAGTTCTGGAGACGACTATTCTACATTTACAGGTAGAAGTGAATTAGCTCTTACAGGTATAGACCAATGTGAATTTGCTATTTATGAAGGGACTAGTGATTACGGTGAAGTAATTATAACAGATAAGAGTGGTAATAATAAACCTTTCTTATTTAAAATGACAGGTACATCTGCAAATTTAAATGCACGGACATATTTTGCAAGTCAAATAACTATTAGCGGTTCTACTACTGCAAAGTTTTGTACAATACATGACCAGCATTTAGTAGTTGCTGGAGACCCTACAACACCTAATACTATTTACTATAGCTCTACAGGAGACATAGACCACTTCACAGGTACAGGTTCTGGTAGTGTAACACTAGAAGATAAAGTAGTAGGTCTAAAAAGTTTCCGTAATGAGTTATTTATATTTTGTCAAAACTCAATATTTAAACTTCAGAATATAAACAATGCAGCTGCAACTGCAGTAGTTCCTGTTACTAAAAACGTAGGTTGTTTAGATGGACAAACAATTCAAGAGATTGCTGGTGACTTAATATTCTTAGCACCTGATGGATTTAGAACAGTTGCTGGTACAGCTAGAATTGGTGACGTTGAGTTAGGCACTATTAGTCAAGCTATACAGCCTTTAGTAAATGACATTGTAGCAGCATCTAACTCTTTACAATTTAGTAGTGTTGTGCTTAGAGATAAATCACAATATAGAATGTTTTATAGCACATCCTCGGATACTGCAGGAACTTCAAGAGGGATTATAGGAACACTTAGACCACAAGGATTTGAATGGTCAGAAACTTTAGGAATACAAGCACCTGCTATTACATCTGGATTTGATAGTACAGGAACAGAAAAAGTATATCACGGTGATAGAGACGGTAAAATTTATAATCATAATATAGGTAATAGTTTTAACGGTTCAAACATTGAAGCAGAATATCAATCTCCAGATTATGATTATGGAGATTTAGGAACTCTTAAGACTTTAGACTATGCTAAAATTTCTTTTACACCAGAAGGAGATGCACAACCAACACTTAGAATTAGATTTGATTACGACAGTTTAGATACTCCACAACCTGCTGACGTAGTTTTAACTGAGATACCAGAACCTGCTATTTTTGGACTAGCAGTTTTTGCATCAGGACAAAAGTTTGGAGCATCCGAACAGCCTTTAGTAAGACAAAGTTTAACCGGTAGTGGACACAGTAATTTTTTTAAAATATTTAGTGCGGACACTAACGCACCATATTCAATTAATGGGTTGTATATTAATTACAGACCATCAGGAAGACAATAGGAGATATATAAATGGCTACTTATGTAAGACAAAGTTCATTCAGTGATGGGGATACAATTACTGCTGCACTATTTAATAACGAGTTTAATCAATTAGTAAATGCTTTTGATGTAGCAACAGGACATACCCATAATGGTTCTACCGCAGGTGATGGTGGACCAATTTCAAATCTGTTTAGTAACGCCTTAGTATTTGGTACTAACACAGACAACGATGTTGTAATTACTTTTAACGCTAACTCTAATGATGGTGTTTTAACTTGGATGGAAGATGAAGACTACTTCCAATTCTCAGATGACCTACTACTCACAACAACAGAAAAGGTACAGTTTAGAGACACAGCAATTTATATTAATTCTAGCACTGATGGACAACTCGATATAGTAGCCGATACCGAAGTCCAGATAGTCGCTACAACTATTGATATGAATGGCAACGCAGATATCTCTGGTAACTTAGGAGTTGGTGGTAACTTAACAGTAACAGGTACAACTACATTTAATGGCGGCACAATCACTATGGGTGATGCGGCTACTGACAATGTTGTGTTTGGTGCTGATGTAGACTCTAATATTATTCCTGATGATGATGATAGTTATGACCTTGGTAGCTCTACACAAGAGTGGAGAAACTTATATATTGATGGTACTGCAAACATTGACAGCCTTGTAGCTGATACAGCAGACATTAACGGTGGTACGATAGATGCCGCTAATATTACTGTAGGCTCTGGTAAAACTTTAGATGTTTCAGCAGGTACACTAACACTAGCAGATAATCAAATTAGTGGTGATAAAGTAGAAGGTGGTACAATTAATGCTACTACTATTAACACTTTAACATATGGTAGTATCACAGATGGTACTATTACAGTTACAGCTTTTGTTGATGAAGACAACATGGCTTCTAACTCAGCAACACTTATCCCAACACAGCAGTCCGTAAAAGCTTACGTAGACGCACAAGACACAGCACAAGACTTAGACTTAGTATCCGATAGTGGTACTATTGCAGTCGACTTAGATGGCGAAACATTGACAGTTACAGGTGGTGAAGGTATTGATACTTCAGCATCTAGTAATACTCTAACAATTACTGGTGAAGATGCTACAACATCTAACAAAGGTATTGCATCATTTAACTCAGATGACTTTAACATCTCTAGTGGTGCAGTTACACTAGCAACTACATCAACAGCCGCAGAACTTAATATTCTTGATGGGGCTACAGTAACAACTGCAGAGCTTAATATCTTAGATGGTGTTACAAGCACTGCAGCAGAGTTAAACTTACTTGACGGTAAAACTTTCCTTGATGAAGACAATATGGCATCTAATAGTGCTACAGGTATTGCTTCTCAACAAAGTATTAAAGCTTATGTAGATGCTACAGTTGCTGCAACTAATGAAGTTGTTGAAGATACAACTCCACAGCTCGGTGGTGATTTAGCTTCTAACGGTAATGACATATTGTTTGCTGATAGTGATAAAGCTATCTTTGGAGCTGGTTCAGATTTACAGATTTATCACGATGGGTCTAATAGTGTAATACACGACAACGGTACTGGAGATTTAATTCTTAAAGCTAATAGTTTTAAGTTGTGGAACAACACATCATCAGAAGCGTTGATTGTTGCTGATGTAGATGGAGCAGTTAAGCTATATCATGATGGTTCACAAAAACTAGTCACCACCTCAACAGGCATAGACGTAACAGGTACAGTAACTGCTACAGGTACTTCAGTCTTTGCAAGTCTAGATATCTCAGGCGATATAGACGTAGACGGAACTACTAACTTAGATGTAGTAGATATAGACGGTGCTGTAAGCTTTGGTGCTACTGCAAGTTTTGCAGATGGAGTAGGTGCTTATTTTGGAAATGGTAATGACCTACAGATTTTTCATACTGCTGATACTGGAAGTTATATTGTTGATGCAGGTTCAGGTAATTTAAATATTCGTGGACAAAATCAAATTGTATTGGCTACAGCAGGTGGTTCTGAGACTTATGCAGATTTTAATGTTAATGGTGCTTCTAGGCTTTATTACGATAATGAAATCAAACTAGCAACAACCTCAACAGGTATAGACGTAACAGGTACAGCAGTAACAGATGGTCTTACAGTAGCTGGTAACGTCTCAGTAGACGGTGGAACAATTAAACTTGATGGTAATTATCCAACTGGTACAAACAACGTAATTTTAGGAGATAGTGCTTTTTCTAATGTAACAAGTGCAGATAGTGTAGTTGCAATAGGTTTTCAAGCTGCTGCCTCTAATACTTCAGGAAGTGCTAATGTAGCTATAGGTAGAGGTGCTTTATATGCAAACACGACAGCTTCTAGCAATACAGGAGTCGGTTATTTAGCTTTAACAGCAAATACAACAGGTACTCAAAACGTAGCAGTAGGTTCATTATCTTTAGACGCTAATACAACAGCTAGTGAAAATACTGGATTAGGTTGGAACTCTTTAGGTTCTAACACTACTGGAGCTTCAAATACTGCTGTAGGTAAGTCAGCTTTATCATCAAACACTACAGGTTATGATAACACTGGTGTTGGTACAAATTCTTTAGCTGCAAATACCACAGGTACTCGTAACACTATAATAGGTGCGTTAAGTGGAGACTCTTTAATTTCAGGAGCAAAAAATGTTGCAGTTGGTACTGGTGCTTTAACTTTAGATACTTTAGGTAGTCGTTCAACTGCGATTGGAGACTCAGCATTAGCAAATCAAAACTTTACATCAGCTACTGATACTTATAATACAGCTGTAGGTAATAACGCAGGATTAGCAGTAACCACAGGCATTCAAAATACCCTTATAGGTAGTCTTGCAGGTGATTCATTAACGGATGCAGATTTTAATGCGGCTGTTGGCGTTGGA